TATGGAAGGGTCTGCATTCGGATCTTGTAGTGGTTCCCCTTTAATCCTGAATGGCCTAGCTTCGTCTACAAAGGCTAATGCAAAGTCGGCAATCGTTCTGTATACCCTCTTGTATGCACTCGCCTTATACGCTGTCTTAAGAGCTACCTTGAAGTTCGCTTGCTCTACATATACCTGAGCTTGTCTACCACTCGTTACGCCTTGATCTCGAACACCTAATGCCGAATTCGTTGCGCCAGTAAGTAACTGCATCCACTCTTTAAGCTTTTCAATCCACGCTACACCGTCAATGTTTCCGTTCATGTCAACTTCTCTGACATTTTGCATGGGGTCTTTGACATAAATTACGCTAGAAATAGCAGATTCAAGGGCAATCTTTGTTTCCGTATCGCCAACAAGAATCTTTTTGGTCCCCTTTAAATGCTGTTCCTCATGCTGATAAACCGCTTTTTTGATAGCCTCGTTAATGTCGTGAATATCTTCCATGATGGATATTCCCCAAAATGACTTGTCCCTTGGGATGAACGGCTGATAAATCAAATCCCATGACTTCGGAACATAATAGTCAACATCTTTGCCTTCATATTCCTCGGTATTGGATATTTCTCCGTCAATTCTTCGATGGAAAAACTTCGGAAGATGCTTAATTACTAAGTCGCCCGACCACCACAGTTTGCATATGTCGCCACCTTCATCCCTGTACGATGTTTCGATGATGGTGTACTTCTCTAACCCCATTTCCTGATCCCCGGCTGTTTGATCGGAAACGGTTATTCGCTGCGAACCACTCATTTCATCATACTCATGAAAAAGTTGAGCTTTATTCTCAAGCATTTCTCTTGTGATGTCCGGCCACTTGCGAATGATATAGTTCGTCGTGCGGTTGTTTGGATGATGATAATGCTCCATGTCATCGATTGACGTTGCCCCATGATTTGGGATGATGTCCTTTGGGTGGGGCATGGAGATTTCTATTTCGCCAACATAGCCAGCTTTCTTGACGTTGTTGTTCCAGTGGATTTTGTGGAATGCCCCGCCGAACTTCATTACCCTACGCTCGTTGTGGAGGTTGATTTCCTCGAGAGATGGCTGGGCAGACCGGACAACGTACATGACATAGTTTTTGAGGATTTCAACCGATTCTTCATCGTCTTGAGAAATGGCCTTGAAATCAGGGTCAGGCACATCGAGACTAATAAGACTCTCGACGATCATTCGTGGAAAATTAACAATTGTTCGTGGTGATTTGTTGTCTGTGCTGAATTGATTCTCTAAGTTTTGAAAGTCCCTGCCAGCATCATAAATTGATTCCCATTCATCGAAACGTTTATCCCACGGTGCTTTTGCCCTTTTGTCTGCTTCAAATACAGGTTGCCATTGCTCAATAAGTTCGCGGTCTACTTCTTCCTGTTCAGCGTTTTGGACCATTTCCTTTTTGCCCATGATTTTACCAGCCACCTTTTTTACTTTGGTTAGTAACGACATTTGTTCTCACCTCATTTCGGACATAATAAAAAAGCCCACCCCTCGGTTAAGAAGGATGGGCTTCAAGAGCCTCTAGTTAATCCATGTAATAAGTTTTTTCACACATGTAACAATATCCTATCATTGCTACGCGATCGCCATATCTGTACTGTTTTAGGTGAATAATCTTTTCGCTAGATTCTGATGGCGTTGGTGCTTCATTATTAGGTATATAGTAACCTTCATCTGGGTGATGAAGGCATAATACCAGGCTAACCTTCACCGCTATTGCGTCTCTAGGATTAGTGCCAAACGCTTCTTTTATGGCTAATTTTGTTATTGAATTCATCATCAAACCTCCTTGGGCTTCTTGAAGAATTCAGATTGCCTTTCTATTATCCTAAACATATCAACTTCAGCCTTACTTCGCAAAATGCGTTGATTGTCCTTGAATTCTTTTAACTCAGGGCTTTGGGTTATACCGTATTTCTGATCAATGTATTCACTGATTTTATCCATTATCGACACTCTCCTTCGGCGTTCTTTTGCTTATTATACCACTACTAATGTTTTGCAACGAGGGCATTTAATCTCAGCCCTACCTTCTACCTTGCCAAGCAGTTTATTGCATTTTAGACATCTTATCTCTTTCATTAGACACTCTCCTTCTATTCGGTGTTCTACTTCTTCCTCCGATACTTCGCCATCTCAACATACTTATCGCTGAACTCAATATTGGCCTTAACTCTCGCCTTTTCTTCTTCGCTCATGTTAGCAGGGAGTTCGAATTGAGCGTTGCGTTCGACCGTGAAACGCTGTTGATTTCTTGAAGCATTTGCAATCATGTCCGACATAAGGATGTCATCGTGTTTGCCGGACTCTGCATCAGGTCTGCCGTTTTTGTCCTTGGCAAAGGTCACGCATTCCCTGAGCATGTCAATGTGAGTAAATAAGTCAGCATTGTCACGAATTAAGGATACTTCCAAAGAAATAATGTAGGGTCTGGTATTGCCATCAGTTTTCCACCCATTTTTATACTGTTTCTTTGTACTGACATCATCCAGAATCTCTCGCCTGTACTGTTCGGGGTAATGAAGTCTCTCTAATTCAATGACAGGAAATATATCGAAATTGATCTCAATTGAGATAAGCGCATTATTGTAATACCTACCAAGGCAATACATTAAGTGCGCATATGCGTCAGGAGACAGATCGCTATGAAGAGTTGCCACACGTTTACCGTTGGAGTTATCAATAACAGTTCCAGCGAAGAGGTCCGAACCTTCCCCCTTCGTATCCCCCCCGATAACGTAAGGATGTCCCGCCTTCGGTTCTTCATAGATAGTAATAAAATCCCCAAATCCCTTAACGAACCTAATCGAACTGTCCTTGATTTTATCTTTTGCTTCAGGGTCATTCCACTCGAATAAAAAGGAACCTCGTGTTGGAGGTTTTTCTTTGTACTGTTTTTTAAGTTGCTCAATCCTTATGAATGCCTTTTCGTTATCGAACACCGGGCGACCGGTTGACAGGAATGCTTCTGCCGGGAAAGTTGGACACTCTTGCTTCATTAAATTCCTATCTCCGTCACAATCATTGTCTAGTGACCACATATACCAGGCTATTTGTTCAATCGTCAAGTTGTATATCTCGTAAATATTACGCAAATAACAAGGTAAGCAGGAACAGTCCTTTAAGTGGTCCTTCGATTCATCCATGCTTTGCCTGATTTCTTTTTCCTCATTCTCGGTTACAGGTATTTGATACTCAGGACTATCGAACCATGCAAAAAACAAAGGAACCCATTGACTCTTACCAGCTTCTGCTTTGTCCCAAAGGTCTTTGAAGTCGTTCATTCCGTTAGCTGTAGATTCTATCGCAACGATAGTTCCAACTTTCCTTGGGACCGACTTCAGGATACCAGTTAAGCTTTTCCTTGGATTTCCACTATAGAAAGCAAATTCAGAAAGATGAACATAGTAATGAGTGTCGGAACGCCCAATACCTTCGCTACCTGCTGTTTGGACCTTGATCCTGGAGTTTAAGCCCTCCTGCTTGCCCTTGTAATGAGGTGGTTTATCAAATATAAGCTCCCTAGCATTGGAAGCCTGCTGAAGAGGCTTAATGTTTGGTGGCAGGTTATTATTCATGAACTTGGCTTTCTCGAAGATGGCATTCGTCGAGTCGTCACGATGGGCAACTACAAGAGCAATCCTATTTTTGTTCTTAATAATTCTGCAAATGAATTTACCCTGAATATATGTTGATCCACCGACTTGACGAGCTTTTAATATTATGAATCGAGCAGGGATTCCAGCAGCTTCAAGTTCCTTGATCTTATCGTCAATCTTCTTTTGGATTTCATTAAGGACAAATGGAACTGTATCGCCATCTTTATTAACAATCTTGACGTAATGGCGTAAGAAATGGATATCATCGCGCCTAGATTGTTCCTGTTTAACTTCCTCATAATAAGCTGCTAATTGTGCAGGAGTCAGCTTCTTAGGTGCAGGCTTTTTGGGAGTTTCTTCAGGCTTGACTTTCTTGGCAACAACCTTCTTCTTAGGTTCCTTCACTTCGGTATTTTCAGTTACCAAAAGAATTCCCCCAATAACTCCACCAGTCTTTGTTCTTGCCCTTTATGGTGAATCCACTCTTTCGCCCAGATCATTTCGCGACATTTATAGGCTTTGTAATTCCATCGTTTACAGTTAGCGCAATTAACGATAAGTCCTGGTTCTTGCGATTTAAATTCACTGCATGATCGATTTTCCTCCAATCGGACAACCTCCACCTACTTAATTAAAATTTCATCGACATACCTTACGGTGACATCCGTAGGTTCCCAAAGGTGTTCCATGCACACCTCTAAATTGTGCTTCCATTCCTCAAATACTCTAATTGCACCATCTATATTCACATCGAATATCATCCACGAATATCCCTCGTTTATATTGTCCTTATTGTCTTTTGCGCTTTGATATAGTCGCGAGCCTTCATCGTACTTGTTGTAAATTGTGTTTGCACACGCCCAAGCTAATAACGAAACTTCGGCACACGTTTTAATGCTTGAGTGACCATTTATTTCATAGCCGTTTTTATAGACATTAATCTTAATCATCTTTTACTCCTAATACCAAAACTTATCACCGAGTGTGCAATTGCAAAAACCTGAAGCAAATTTATTGACCACTGGATTGTTTGAGCATTTTTCACATGGACCGTTCTTTGATTGCGGCCAAATTGTTGTGATATTTGGAACCCATTGAATCTCGTACATATATAAGCCCCCTAACTCATGTTTAAACGTTTGATAATACGTTTAACTGTACATTTAATTGAATATTGTCTGTCCATAACGGTGGACGAGGTTAAGATGACCTAAAATCAAAGGATTTAAAATAGAAGAAGGGGCTTAAGGGGAAAACGGAGGTTCTACTTATGTTCCCGCGGCTTAACTTGCAACATTGCTGCTTGCTGAAACTCGCTTCTTGCCCAAGGGGATAAGATAGGGTCCAGATTTTCCCTGAATAATAAATAGAGATTTAGAGAAAGACGTTTTCCTGCAAAAAAATAGGCAGGGTTAATGTAGAATTCTTCCACTTCAACCTCACCTACTATCCGCTTAGTTCTTTGCATCATCCCCACGTTAACCATCTTGGAAATGTACTCCTTACCTCGATATGAGGATAATCCAACTAAATCGATTAACTGCTTTTCCGTATAGGGTGCAATCCCTGTCCTTGTTCGGTATCCAAGCATATTGGAAGTAGATACCATCAGTTTTGCCAACCTAGCTGTCTTTCCTATTTCCGCATCGTTCATACGCTCAGGGAACGGAACATCGGCAAACATCTTGGAACCACGCTTATTATAAGGGATAAGATAACCTTCATCGTTGAATCTATCCGGCATCTTTATTTCCTTTTTGCTAAACTCTTCTCCATCAGCATTTATGTCCGTTACAATCCTTAGTGCCATCCATGTAAGCCTCCTAGTAAACATTTTTGTGTAGAAAGCATGTCTCCTAGCACAAAAAAGTGAAATATTATTATCAATAAATCCGCATTCCCCTAGGGATTGATGCCATTCGTCTGCACAAGGCTTAACGTACGTATCCTACGTACCAACGCAGTTTTAGTTAGTCTTACCTCATCCCCAACACTTTAGCTTGCCTTGCCAATACCCTCTTGACTAATTCAATCGGCAAGCCTGAAGTATCAGCAATCTCTTGATGCAGCATCTCTTCTGCCATTGCCTTTTCACAGTCGGGACAGGTGTAGGCCTCATCTTCATTGTCAAGTTCGACTGAAACGCATTTAATGTATTCAAGCATGACGTTAGATATCTCAGCAGCTAATCTCAAATCACCATTCGTAATCGCGGATTCTTGTATTCTCTCTTGCACTCCGAGTTGTTGAATGAGTTTTGTTTTAATATACATTTGGATTACCTCTTTCTGTAGAAAAAATTTATAAAATATTTTTAGGAATTGGTTCAATTAATAATTGCCGAAATACCTTGAATTGCTTTTCTTGCTTTCTGTGCTTTCTCCATGTTGGCTTCTTGCCATTGTAGGGGGAATTGCTGCGATACTTTATATTCCATCCATGCGAACGAGCATAATCATGCCAATATTCCCATGGATAATTGATAAGCGAGTCAGGGTGAAGCTTTGCCCATTGAAGCATAGGTTCATGTTGTGGTAACTCTTCGAGCAAAGTCATCAACTCCTTTAAAAAATATAAAAAATATATTTTAGTTGTTAGGAGGAGTATACATAGAATCGAGCGATGCCCGACGATGCCCTCCCCCCCGGTCATTAATCCCCAGAAACACAGGCCACATACCGAGATCACAACCCAATGCCCTGCCACCACCAGCCAGACTATCCAGGCTACTACTAGCCGCCAGGGCAGCAACAGCCTATCACCTAACAGCACAGCATTGAGTAGGGCAGCAGCCGGGAGCGATCAGTTACAGCCCACCACCTAGCGCAGCAAAGCGTATGCACTAGCCTTGAGTCTTATCATAGTAGTAGGTAGCCATACCAACCATGACATAGCATGCCGCCAAGAATAAAGGCAGACACAAGATAGGCCATAACAATGCGATCAACTCCTCAATACTACATGCACCATGCATTAGGCCCGATAAGTGAGATTGCATAAAGTGCCGAATGTTACTCAAAGGTTTTGTGTCACATTCGGCAAAACCCTACATCCTTACTCTCCCAACGGTTTCAGCGATTTTGGTGTTATCGGTGATCTCATTATCAGTTAGGATGGCACGCTAATTGAGAATAGACTAACTACTGTTTATCAAGGCATGCCCTAAACAAACAACTGATTACGCCCTACATCTGTTTGACATAAGTCATTTATGCAATTGATAAACATATGTTTTCTATTGTCTCAGTACCTATATAAACACTATTCAGTGGGCTCAACATCGACGATCTCGCCCTGTATTTGAGCTTTGGCCATGATCTCCTCAAGTCTCAGTAGATCATCATCCGATAGTGCATTGACCGATTGCAGGAGGATTGGGCCGCCGTTAGGACCTGATACCTCAATATCCTGCTTATCCCTCCATAACTTGGGTTGCCTGTTCTTGAGCCATAGAGTTGCAGCAGGAGTATCAGGGGGATAATGTTTAGTAACTTCCATGGTGTCTGTGATCTTGCCCTGAAATGTGGCTGTGATAGTTTCTTTATGTGAATATCCCTTAGCGCGATGGTAGAGGGATTTAGCTATATTAGCGTCTGCGCCTACCTTCCCACGCGTGAGCGACTCCGAAAAGGATTCATGTTGTATCTTCCACAGATTCAAAGTAGACTCTGTTACTCCAAAGAAATTAGCTATTTCCTTATCACCTGCACCAAGCAAGCATAATTTATATACCTGCTCATCGTGCTTCTCATCATATTTCGTTGGCCTACCGGTTTTAATTACCTCGGAGTTCTGATTATTCAATACCTTTGACATTCTTATCAGCCTCCTTATCCCAAATTGCTATCTTCCCTTTAGAAAACAGGATCAAGTCTATCGGTAAATTAAACCGTTCCACTATCGCAGTAAATGAATTATTGATCTGAGTAGTGAGAATATAAGCCTTCTTTATCTTATGTCCATAATCTTCAGCCAACAAGTAATAATCCAGAAGTTGTGCAATGCTCATTATTACTTCTCTCGGCCTATTGTTTGGCTTCTTTACTTCCAGTAGGATCTTATTCCCCTCTTGGTCCGTGATAAGGAAATCAATTCTAGGGATATTGGCACCAAATCGCTTTAACTTAGTCATATATGCTTCGCGCTTATGACTCTTGTAATCTATCTTGCAAAGCGATTCCATATTTAGGTCCAGATAAGCACAAAGATCATCCTCCGTCTTGAAATCCTTTGCTTTGTTAAAATGCTCCTGGATGTCATCGAAAAAATACTGTCCATCAATTAACTCTTTCCCCATTCTAAATCATCCTCCTACTTTTTTTCTCCTACTAGCGAACATAAAAAAAGGAAGCCGGTCCATAGGAGGAAACCGACTCCATATATAATCTGCTTGCTTATGGCAGAAAATTGACTATCTCATAACACGAATCAAAATAAGCATCAATCTTTTTCTGTAAATCATCTATTGACTGAAACTTCAGAGGCCTACCTCCTGCATGTTTAGTCACTCTCTCTGCCATCATCGATAACCTCCTTTAGTAATATCTCACCACAACCCCTACGATCAATTCTAGGCCCACTAATTAACCACATCGACGCAAATACACCAATTAGCTAATTACTACACTCAGAAACATTGCTTCTATATATGCCAAACAAATTACTAAGCTCAGGCCATCCTAAAATAATTTGATTAAATACCCATAAATTATGTTGACATCTATCTTGATTAGCAGTACAATAAATCAAGATCAAGTATTGAGGAGGAAGGCAACATGAAATACTATCGCTTCACCAACTCGGATAGCCCAATGTCAAACTGGGGTCACGCAATGTTTTCTGCTAATAGGGATAAAGTCGAAAACTACGGCGTAAATGAGTTCGTTTTTACATCAACTAAAGATAATCGAAGAACCATTAAATCTTTAAAGTCCCTGATCATTAAGACTTGGAAGTACGACCAGAAGAACGGCTTTACCGGAGACTTTGGAAACGGATGCACGGATAATTACTACTATAGCGTAGATGCGACTTACGTATATAACAGTTTTAATCCATCAAACATTGTAGAGACGGCAGATGCTTGGGATTCCGAGTTATACCAGTGGTTTTGGGAGCGCATCGCGGAACCCAATGAGATAATGGCAGTAACTACACAAAACGGTGCAATCGTATTTGATACAGGCTTAATCGCTAAAGGAGATAACTAAAATGACTAAATCGACTACACAACACGGTGGCTACCGCCCTGGCTCCGGCCGCAAACCAACAGGCCGCACTCGCAGAACATTCCAACTCACTGATGAGGAGTACACAAAACTAAAAGAGCTATTAATCCAACTAAGGGCTGTTAAAGCGGTGTAAGGAGGATAACGCATGCTTGACCCAATAAACTTAATGACCGTCAACCAAGAGGCCATCCAGAACCACGCCCCCCAGTATATCGAACGCTTTACCACTAAGTTCGGACACCCTCCAACATCATGGTTTACTTACTTCCGGTGGCTCGCCGTTAACACCTCGTTAGGTTCATTTACTGACGATGATGTCCAATTAGCAATGGAGGTTCTA